GTTTGTAGCACAAAACATAAAACCACCACTTGGGGAAACATCCCAATATTGAATAGCGGTTATCCCTGTGCCCGAATGCGTTTCATCACCCCATGTAGCGCCACCGTTTTTAGATACAAATGATGTTAGACCGTTGCACGTTAATAGCGTTTGACCATCGTCACTTGCTCTAATTATTGCAGGTGCATAGTTCGCTTTTGCACGTAACGAGCTAAATTCAGTAAACGTAAATGCTTGCCCGTCACTAGACGTTAGCACCCCAACAGTCTCAGTTGTTGCTATGTAAATATGCAAAACACCGTTAATTACTTTAACTGTGCTATTTCCGTTCATGTATTCGCTAACATTGGCGTGTGTTATCAGCTCTGGAATAATGCTTGGTTCAATAAATTTTCGCTCAAGCTTGCTTGCTAATGTCGGATAATCAGCAACAAAATAAGGCGAGCCATCGCAATCCAATAACGGCAGTTCATTATCTAATTTAGGTTTAGCTGATAGCGTTACGCTGCCTATTTCTATTGCTGATTGTTTAATCATGCTATCCATTTAAAACTCCCACACGTTATCTATTTTGTTGTACACAAATACACGCTCGTTTTTATCATCTGCAACGATGGTTACTTGGGTATCGATTGCACCATCTGCTAAGCGTTTGAATTTAGCCGTTGCTTCATCTTCGTTCGCGCTTTTAATAACGGGTTGGCCGTTACTAGCCCGTACTGAAAACCACTCGTTGCCCGTCAGTTCTGCAACTAATGGCGCGTTATAGTTTGCTGAGTCAGTTAAATTGTGGCGCTTTTTTAACTCAAGCACAGGTTGAGTAATAAACTTTTGATAGGATTCAAATACTGCCATGCTTACAAACTCCCCCTCTTGCACTTGCCACGGCAACGCGCTGAGCGTTATGTTTAAATCATCGGCAATGTTTTGGCTGCGCCAAACAATGCTTTTAACGCTGTAGTTACCTACTACTATGTCTTGTGTTTGGGTTTTTGTTTGTATGGCCGTGGTGACTACTGCAATAAGTACTTGCTCGTTGTTTGCTTTGGTTGCCACTACGCCGTACCAGTTATATTCAAAATCACCAATGTCGTAGCCCAGTACCGCGCTCATAACAATGGCATTACCATCTACTTTTGATACTGCTTTAACCGGCTCACTATGCACAATGTTTGCAGGTATCGCAGTATTAGGATCAATAGGTGCGTTTTCGTCTTGCCCGTTAATGTTGGCAAACACAAAATGCGTGATGTTTTGTACTTCATCCCCTGCAAATACGGCGTTGCGATAATCTAAACCCGCATTAGTTATTTGTAATTGGCTCACCCTATCACCTCTTTATCAAATTCAATTAGGCCACTGGCATGTGTAGTGGTTACTGCTGTTAATGCGCTTAAGTAATAACGGCGACACGTACGGCCGTACTGTTTAATTATTTCGCTTACTAGCTGCTCTTTACCGCTGAACTGATCTTCTAGCATGGCAATCTCTACCATGTCCCAATCAAAACCCGCTGGGCGGGCATTTACTTCTATAAAGCCAAAGCCCAGGCGTTTAAAAATTCGCTCCATACCCACATCAAAACCGGCATCTTCACTGTTTGCCACGGCGTGTTTTATGCGCAAGCTGTAAAGCTCTACACTTTCCCCATTTAATCGGTTAATGCCACGTTCCCACGCGAGTAAATCTAAAATAGGCAAGGCGGCTTGTTCATCGTTTAGCTGTTCTAGCCACCAAAATAACTGGCTTTCTAGCTTTGCCCAGTATGTTTGGGCTACTTTTGCCAATGCATTAGCATCAGCACCTCTTAACCAGCTTGGTAGCTCAATTTTATCTAGTTCACTCATGCGCTTACTCGCAATGCAGTAGTTAAACTACCAATTACAGGTAGCCATAAACCTGCTTCAATATCATCGTTTGCAAACTTAATTGATTTAAGCGCGGGGAACTGTTGGTGCAGTTCGCTGGCAAGCACACTAAAACTAAAACGGCTGTTAGCGCTGCAGGTTGTTACCTCATAAGCGGCGTTTTCTCTAAATGCTGCGCGTATGCACTCGTTTAGCTCGTTTTGAATGTCGCTCACATTGGGCTTTAACCAATAATCAGCCACAATGTTTTGTGCTTGTGTAGGTGTTGCTTGCACTAACATATCGTCGCCGGTGCCGTGGTAGCCGCTGGCTATGTGGTTATTAATTGCATCAATAACCGCTTGGCTAATACTGCCCACGGTTAAATGTACATACGCGGTTGCGCTACCTGGTCCACGCGGGGCGTTTTTATCAAATACGATGTTGTCGGCTAATATTCCCGGAAACTCACTAATTATGGCGCGGTATACCGCATCAACATGGTAGTTGCCTAGCGTTGCAAATTTATCGCGTATGCGTAGTTTGTAATTTTCGTCGCCCTCTATTTCTTGGCCTGCGCGTACTATCCAATTGTCTTCGTTAACAACACTTACGCCCTCAATGGGTTCAGCAAACTGATTAAAATAACCGCCTGTTAAGTTATGATCGCCACCCTCAATAAGGGCTTGTGCTAACGCTGTTTGCTCGCTTACGCCTACGGCAAATACCGTGTCGTAAAGTGTTTCTAGCTGGTAAGTAATGCCGTTTAACGGGCTGCTATTAATAATGGTGCCTTTAAGGATTATTAATTCTTCATCACTAACGGCTCTATTAATTTTTAAATTGCCATGGGTTTTTATAGCGCCTAAACGCGGTGTGTTACGTGCCGCGCCGTGTTCATCTGTCCACTGCCCGTTTGACGACAACACAAAACTATTAGGCATAATACTACTTGCCAATAAGCCAGTTGCTTGCAAAGCGGGCTTTGTGGCAATGGCTTTTATTAGCCGCCAAAATGGGCTAAATGGGCTGTTGTTTTGTACTTCAAAACCTTCTTGTTTTACTATGTCGTCCCATACTTTTTTGGCGTCTTCTTCGGTTACAGGAATGCCCGCATCAATAAGAACCTGTTCAAACTGCGCTTTATTAGCCATTTAATTGCCCGCCTCTTGTCCGTAGTCTTTGGTTTGCGCTAACACTTTTATGCTTTTATCGGCGCCGTAAAATACTTGTATTGTGCCTGGTATTAAACGGTCGTCTTGCTCTACTATTAGCTCCACTTCGGTTAGCACCATTTTTATGCTGTTAATGTTGCGCTGGCCTACCAGCCTAAACGGTAGGCCGCTTTCTAATAGTCGGTGTTTAATGTCTTGGCTAATAACATCAGACTTAGTTAGCTGCGCTGGCGCTAGCACTTCATCAAATGACAAGTCACGATCAATTACATTTAAATCTATATGTATCATTAGCCGGTAAGCTCCATCATTCGTTCAAAGTCGCGGGCTATGTCGTCCGATTTCATTGTTACGTTTTCAATGTAAACGCGCTTGCTGTTGTCGTTGCTATTAGTATTGCGAGCATTAGTAATGCTTTGCTGTGGTTGTATGCGCTCAAGTTTAAGTGCAGGTAATTCGTTATAGCTTTGCGGCTTACTTTTAAGTTGCTCAGTTTGCTGGGCTTCAAGCACAAAGTTTTCGGGCATTACTGGCGGCGCAAATGGCACTACGTTATTAGGCACTGTTTGCTGATCGTACGGCATTAATGGCACAGGTGTTTTTACGTTTTCTGGTACGGCTGGCTGAGCAAATGGCACTACGTTATTAGGCACTGTTTGCTGATCGTACGGCATTAATGGCGCAGGTGTTTTTACGTTTTCTGGTACGGCTGGCTGAGCAAATGGCACTACGCTATTGGTTAATGCGTTTTCATAAGGTAATTTTGATGCCGGTTGCGTATCTATCATGCCAACATCATAAGGTGCAGCTATACCTCTGCCCGTCATTTCTTTTGTTATATTTGTATTCGCTTCAATATTTATATCTTCATCACCAAACAAATCATTTACGAAATCGAATGCAGTAGCTAAAACATTATAAATGGCGCCCACTACGTACATAATTCCACTAAACAACCTACCTGTAATGGCAAATAAAGAACTTAATTTATCAATAGCTTTATCCAACACATTTACAAATATCCACAACAAAATACCACCAAGCAGCTTTAGCGTTGGCATTATTGCAACCATAAAATCACTCAACCCTCCAAAAGCGTACATAATTGAATCGCCAATTATTGACATCGTCTCCCGTATTGATTGAAGTGATGATAAAAACCCTTTGCCCCAATCGCTTTTACCTAAAAACACTTTTATTTTTTCAAAGTAATTAAATAGAAGATATGCGCCAGCAATGATTGCACCGACACCAACTGCAATTAAAATTAGTGGGCTAGCAATGATCGAGAACAAGCCTGATACTGCTGTTAAAATCCCCACTGCAGCCACCAACCCAAGAACACCTGCTGCTGCATACCCTATGTATTTGGTAAGCGTTGGGAACTCTTCGGTAAAAGCTACTACCTTTGTGCCCATATCAGCAATCATTCCTACAAATTTGTTAAATGTAGGCAATATTGCACTGCCCCATGCTGCACGTATTACATACCAGCTTTGGCTTAGTCGCTCGCTTTGGTCGGTCATGCTCATAGCCATTTTTTCGGCTTGCTGCATGCCGGTAACATCGCCTAGGTCATTTATTGATTTACCAAGGCCGTTAATGTCACTCATGAGTAATTTTATAGTGCCTACGGCTTCGGCTGATCCAAATGCTTTTTTAAGTTCGTCGCCCTCGGCTACGTCTATGGTTTCGCCGTATTTGCCTTTTATTTTGTTTAGTATGTCAACCATTGGCAGCATAGCGCCTTGGCTGTCGGTAAAGCTTAAATTAAGCGCATCTTGTGCTTTACCCACCCCGGCTAAAAATGATTTATATTTTGTGCCTGCTTCACTGCCCGACATAGTGGCCTGCAATGTACCGAGTATGGCCATTTGCTCGTTCATACCAATACCGGCGCTTGTTGCTTCAGCCCCAATTGATGTAAACGCACTCGACATTTCAGTACCGGTGGTTTTAAACGCTTGTACTGCAGTGGCGGTCATGCCTGTTAATTGCTGTACCCATTCGTCTTTGCCCATGGCATTGGCTTGGTTTTTAAAAATACCGTACATGGTGCCCATGTAATTGGTAATAGTGCCTGCGTCTGATTTAGTAGCTGCAGCTAATACGTTGCTCGATAACGTAAACGCTGATAGGTCGTTGTCGTTTAACCCAGCTATCGCGCTTTGTATGTCGTAGCTTGATTTAACAAATTCAGTAGACGATTTGCCGTATTTAAGGGCAAATTCGTATGAGGTATCGGTAAGTTGTTTTAATGCAGATTCGCGTACACCTAGTGATTTAACCTCGCCCAATGCGCGGTCCATTTCTATGGCTGGCATAAGTGCGTTTTGTAGTGCATAACCACTGGCAGCAATACCCGCAACGCCCGACGCCATTTTCATGGTGCCTGCTTGGTAGTCGTTGGTTAACCCCTTTAACCCTTTGCTTATTTTTGCAATAGGCTTGGTTATTTGGTCAATCATGCCAACGGTAAACATTAGCGGTTGCGGTAAACTCATTTACTTGCCCCCAAAGGCTTTGCACACGGCATTGGTTATTACGTTTTCTAGGTTTTCGCGCTGGTTTTTATACAACCAACCAGCGCGGGCTAAGCTTTGTTCGTCGTCATTTTCATGTGGTAATAAATGACGGCGTAAAATAAATAGCTGTTCAAGCTGATTTGAATCGATTGAATCAATCAGCCCGCTTATTTTTTTACGGCAATTTCCAACACTGGCGAAAACTCAGCTTTTAGCGTTGACGCTATTTGCAGCTCTGAACCTGGCGACTTCTCTAGTACCTTTTTAAGCTCTGGCTTTTGCTTGTCGTCAATAGTGCGCATTACCATGTTGTGTGATGCTGCGGTCATTGAGCCGCCGCGCGCTACTGAGTCAACAAAGTCGCTGTGATCTTGCACTGTCATGTTGAAAGTAAAATCAGTCGCGGCGATTGTTAAAATAATTGCTTGTTTCATGGGTTAATCCTTAGAATGAGTGGTTAATAATTTTTCGAGTGTTTCAAATCCGTCTTTAATACGGCTTTCCATACGATCGGTTAATTTGTCAAAATCGGTTTTAGTGGCGTAGGTTTCGGCCACATGGGTTTTATGATCGCTTAGCTCTTTGGCCGTGGCTTTGTGGGCGTTAAACAAGCTCACTAACAGCGGCACCAATATGGTTAGCACTAAGCTAATAAACGCAATGGCTACCATGAGCCACGTTGCTACTTGGGTCATTTTGCTACTCCTTGCCCTGCCGTTTTTTGCATTAGGTTCATTAATTTGTCTTTATCGTTTGAGCTTTTAGTAGCGCTTAACCAAAATGCTGCGGCATTGGCCAGTAGCACAAATAAATTACCAACTAAGTACACGATCAGGTCACGGTTTCTTTCAATATCAGGGCCGTAAAATAAGGCGCCCAATACCGCTGAAAACAAAACAAACAACAATATTGTGAGCGTTGACGGCATCCAATGATCTTTATTGTTGGTTCGTGCATTTTGGCGGTCGTTTAAATCTGCTTTGTATTCTTCAAGTGCAATTTTTTGCAGCTCAATATTAGCCTGGCGTATTTGCTCACGTTCTTCGTGTGCCCACTGCTGTAACTTAAGCGCGGCATCAGGGTTGTTTTTTAGCTCAGCTTCCACCGCTTCTGGTGTGTTTTCTGTGCCTAAAGCGCCTGCAATTTGGCTACCTATACTTACCGCTAAACCTACAGGGCCAGTTAATAACGGGGCTACTGCACCAGCAATACCGCCTACTGTGTTTGCAATTTTTTGCCATTCCATAATTAGTGCCCCTTATAAATTAACTACGCGGTGTAACCACCCGTATGTGTATTTTTCTTGGCTTTCGTCGTTGGCTGCTATATCAATGCAAAAGCTAATGCGTTGTCCACGAACGGCACCAACTAATATATTTAAACCGTCATTTTTTCGCGCTGCAGCATAGCTATTTAAGGCTGTGATGGTTCGGCTTCCGGTTATGCCATCAACGATTAAATCGGCGTAAAGTGTTTGGCATTTGTTAAGCACATTTAGCGCTTTTTGTAGTGCCTTGCCTGAACTCAATACGCCTGAGTTAACCGCAAAATCAAACAGCTGCACTGTGAGTGTTTCACTCAATTTGCTAACATCACTCAGCTTTAACGGTGTCCAGTATTGTTGCTCGTAAATTAAAAATGCAGTTTGATAGGGCAAATCATACATAGCGCAGGTAAAGCCAAAATCACGCGCAACTGCTTTGGTAATACCGTACATGGTTTCACCACCACGATCGGCTGAGTCATTTACATAACCGCCCTCACGTTTAATTAACTCGCCTATCAACCTGATTTTTAATTCGTTCATTTTGCTACTCGCTTAACGATTGGCACGGTACACAGCGCTGCACACCTGGTACTGCTTTGCGTCGCGCTTTGGGTATTGGGTCGCCGCAATCAATGCAATCCGTTGCACTGATTTTGTTGGCGTTGTTAAGTCCTTTTATGCGCTGATCGGTAAACCGTTTTTCAGCGCGTTCCTGTGCAATTACTAGGTGGTCTAGATCATCCATTTACTAACTGCCTTATTGCACTATGTTTTCAATTTCGTCGGGGCGCAGGTAAGGCACACCGTTAATGTTTACAAAGTCGGGGTCGGTTACATCAAACGGAATTTTAAACAAGCTGGCACTGCCGCCTTTTTTGTCTATGTCTAAAATATCGCTTAACTTAATGCGGCAACCAAAGGCCTCTACTTTCATTTCGTCTTGGCTGGTTTTTGCATAAAACATAATGTCGAACGGTTCCATGCCACGCCACGAACCGGCGCTTTTTGC